TGAGCAATCAGACGATGCTATTAAGTATGAAAAGGTTACAGACAACGCACGTATTGACGTATTCGATGCATCTGTATTTGCATGTATGAGAATGTTGAACGACATGCAGAAGTCGCAAACAGCTAGTAGTTGGTTAGGGAGTTGATAGGATGAAGTTTATAGTTAACCATTTGATGGACATTGTTTTAATTCTTGGTATTATATCCATTTCAATAGGGTCATTTTTAACAAGCGTTGTTATCGGGTTTTACGTGACCGGTGCAATGCTTGTTTTATTCGCATTTCTTTTATTCCAGTTTGGGGGTGATTAAATTTGAGTGTATTTTTTTCTAGAAGGAAAACACGTTCTGATCCACAAGATGATGCATTGAATTGGTTTTTATCGCAAGATGCTTATAACACATTGGCAATACCAGGCTACACTCGTTTGTCAGATAATCCAGAAGTAAAGATAGCGGTTCATAAGATTGCTGATCTTATCTCGTCTATGACAATTCATTTAATGGAAAACACAGACGATGGTGATGTAAGGGTTAAAAATGGTTTATCTCGAAAGATTGATGTAAACCCTTATTCTCTCATGACTAGGAAGACATGGGTTTATAACATTGTTCAAAACCTATTAATACATGGCGATGGAAACAGTGTTGTTTATCCACAACTAAAAGACGGATTGATTGATGAACTAAAACCTTTATCTCCATCTAAAATAAGGTTTATTGATACGTATGACGCTTATAAAATCAAGTATCAAGGTAGGGTTTACAATCATGATGAAGTTCTTCATTTTATGTTTAACCCCGATCCCGAAAAACCGTATTTAGGCACGGGCTATCGAGTAGTGTTAAAGGACATTGTTCATAACTTAAAACAAGCAACTGCCACTAAAAAGGGTTTTATGAGCGGTAAGTATTCTCCGTCGTTGATAGTAAGAGTTGATGGTAATGTGGATGAATTAACTACAGACGATGGAAAGAAAGCTGTTTATGACAAGTATTTGACAGCTCATGAAACAGGAGCGCCTTGGATTGTCCCGGCAGACATGATAGAGGTCGAACAAGTCAAGCCTTTGTCATTGAGAGATTTAGCATTAAACGAAGCAGTAGAGTTGGATAAAAAAACAGTAGCAGGAATTATTGGTGTGCCAGCATTCTTTCTTGGTGTAGGTAATTATAACAAAGATGAATATAACAATTTCATTAATTCCACTATTTTGCCTTTCGCTAAAGGAATTGAACAAGAACTTACAAGAAAGTTGCTTTATGCATCTAACATGTATTTTAAGTTTAACTCAAGAAGCCTTTACGCATATGACTTGAAAGAGTTGGCGGAGGTGGGCTCTAACATGTATGTGAGAGGTTTATTAACTGGAAACCAAGTATTAGACTGGGTTGGGATGCCACCAAGCGAAGGGTTGAACGAGTTAGTTATATTAGAGAACTTCATACCTTCCGACAAAATTGGAGATCAAGGAAAGCTGAAAGGAGGCGATGAAAATAAGAACTAAAGACAAACACATACGTAGTTTAGAAACAGACCTTCAAACTAGAACAGATGAATCTGAAAAGGTGATTGAGGGTTATTTTGCTGTGTTTAATTCAGAAACAGAGTTATTCCCCGGAGCACTTGAAGAAGTATCTACAGGTGCATTTGACAATACGTTATCTAATGATATTAGGGCGTTAATTAACCACGATACGGCCTTTGTTTTAGGTAGGAACAAATCTAACACATTAGATTTAAAAGTAGATAGTCGTGGTCTTTGGGGAGCAATTAAAATAAACGAAAAGGACAGTGATGCCGTAAACCTTTACGAAAGGGTAAAGCGTGGCGATGTTGATAATTGTTCTTTTGGCTTTAATATTCTGAAAGAAGACACCGATTTTCGTGATGATGGATCGGTTAAGTGGACCATTCGAGAAATTGATCTACACGAAGTATCAATTGTGACGTTTCCGGCATATGGAGAAACAAGTGTACAAGCACGAATGAAGGAAGTTGAGCAATTAGAACAAAGGAAATTAGAAAAACGTAAAAATAATTTAAGGGAGCGATTGAAGAATGGCATTAAAACAACTAATGATTCAAAGAAAGATTGATAATGCTAATAAACTTTTGGAAGAGTTAAGAGAAGAAGATACATCTTTTAAAACTCGTTCAGAGGAATTAGAGGAATCAATTAAACAAGCTGAAACCGATGAAGAAATGAAAGCTGTGGAAGATGAAGTGACTAAGTTAGAAGGTGAACAAAACGATCATGATGAGAACAAGAAGAAATTAGAGGATGAAGTTGTAGAACTAGAAGGTGAGTTAGAAGAATTAAACGAAAACGCACCAAAAAACAATGAAGAAAAACGGAGCAATGAACAAATTATAAATGTAGGGGGAGATACAAGAATGGCTCATAACAAGTATGAAACACGATCACAAATTTTAGATAGATTAAATCAACCGGAGGTCCGAGACTTCTACACGAAAGTATCAGAAGCTGCTAAAGACAAGCGTGCATTAACTGAAACAAACATTATTATTCCAGAACAAGTAATCAACATGATTCAACAACGTTTAGGTGACTATTCGAATCTTTATAAAGAGGTTACAGTTCAAACGTTAAACGGTACTGCACGCATTATCATGGATGGTGCTATTCCGGAAGCAATCTGGACTGAAATGTGTGACCCGGTTGAAGAATTGGCTACATCGTTCAGTCAAACTGAATTAGACGGATTTAAGGTTGGTGGGTTCATTCCAGTTTGTAACGCTGTTCTTGAGGATAGCATGATTAACCTTGCTAACTTTATTGAGGAACGTTTAGCTATGGCTATTGCTAAATCATTAGATAAAGCTATCTTAATTGGTGAAGGTGCAACTCAAAAGCAACCAGAGGGAGTTATCCCTGCTTTAGGTGGGGTTGTAGAAAGAAACGTTACATCCACTGGTGAATTGGGTGACATTGTAGGGAACATGGCTTTAATCGATGACGGTGAAGACGGAGCTCCATTAGGTGAAGTGATTGCGGTTATGAAGCGTAGCACTTATTACGCTAAATTAGCACCACAAACCTTCTTACCTACATCTGATGGTCGCTTGGTTGTTCAGACAGCACAATCGCCACGTTTACCGGATGGTACAAGAATCGTATTTTCGCAGTATGCACCAGAAGACACTATTGTTTTAGGTGACTTTAAAAAGTATCTACTTGGAGAACGTGCTGGAGTTAAGCTTGCTGTATCTACTGATGTACGTTTCATTCAAGATCAGACTGTATTCAAAGGAACAGCACGTTATGATGGTAAGCCTATCTACACAGAATCGTTCGTAGTAATCACGATCGAAGGTGAAACACCCTAAGGGTCCCCTTCCAATTGGAGAAGGGGTTATAGGTAGTACATTAGAAATAAAATAAAAAAGAGGTGATTTTGGGTGGCTAAAACAAAAGAAGAGTTAAAGGAAATGTTTAGCACTGGTAAAATTCCCACGGGTGATAACTTTGCTGATTTGATTGAAGGTGTCGAGGGGCCACAAGGTCCAGCGGGGGAAAAAGGAGCAACTGGAGCAGCTGGTAAAGACGGTGCGCAAGGTCCTGCAGGTAAGGATGGAACGAACGGATCACAAGGTCCTGCAGGAGCCGATGGATTTGGAACAGAGGAACAGTATAATGACATCATTGCGAGGCTAGATGCACTTGAGGGCGCTGGTTCATAATGGAAGAATTCAAGGTATCGGCACTAGAACTAACTAAGGCAAGAATCGGACTCAGTACAACTGTCCGTGACTTGTATTTAGAAAAAATTGTTGAAAGTATAATTACAGAATTAAGTGAAAGTCATGGGTTGTCATTAGAAAGTGACAACTCGTACCACTTAATGTTTGTGGTAGACTTCGCAGACTGGCGATATTCGAATCGGGATAGTGAAAAAGGCATGCCGAGGCATTTGCAATTCAGACTTCACAACATGATTATAAAGAATCTAGGCAATAAAAATGAGTAGGACATGGGATTACGAAATACAACTTGCTGATGTAGTAAAAGGGATTAATGAGAATGGGTTTGAAGTCGAAACGCTAGTTTATAAAGACGAAGTATTAGCGAACAAATTAAGCGTCCATTCTAGAGAGTTTTGGCTAGCTAAACAAAATGTGGTTGAACTATCTCATGTGTTTGAAATTCATGAGATTGAGTACAGCGGTGAAAGAGCGTTGCGGTATGAAAACCAAGATTACAATATAGAACGTACATTTCTAAATAAAGATGGTTATGTTGAGTTGGTCACGTCTTATTGGGGTGATGAACATGGAACTTGAACTAGAAGGATTAGATGATTTAATAGATGAACTAGAAAGAATAGAACAAGTTTCAGAGGATGCAAAAGATGAGGCGCTGATTGCTGGTGGCGACTTGCTACGAGATAGGATCAAGGCAGAGGTTTATTCTCACGGATTAACTAGACGGAGTGGACAAGCTCAAGAAGCAATAGTAAGAACAGATCCAGTCAATGGTGAGTTGTTTGTTGGAGCGCAAGGTGGTAGGAAAGCTCCAGGTTACTATCTTTACATGCACGAGTTCGGATTTTACAATGTGAGGGCAAAACGTTTTATCGCTCCTAAACCACTTGTTTCTGTGGTGTACCAGGCTAGTACCGGCGCAATACTGGAAAAATATGCAGAAATATTTAGAAGAAGGTATGGATTATGAATCTAGGAAAGCTAATTATTGATACACTGTCTCCGCTGGGTTATCCAGTAGCTAAGATGAGGTACAACCAAAAGGCAGACACCTATATTGTGTTTACGGAATACAATCAAGCGCCACGAATGAACGCAAATGACGAAGAGTTTATAACTAAATACTTTTATCAAGTAGATGTATTTTCTACAAGCGACTTTACAAACTTAGTGAATAATGTAAGAAAAGAATTAACTAACGTAGGTTTTAAACGAATGTTTGAAAGCGAAACGTATGACGAGGATATGAACATGTATCGCTCGATCATGCGTTTTAATTTTGAAAATTATATCAAGGGGGATTTATAAATGGCTATTAAAGGATTAAAAGATTTACATTATGCGATTATCACCGAAGAGAACAAGGAAGAGACTGTATATGGAGACGTTAAGCCACTAGGACCGGCAAGGACCTTCAACATTCAACCATCTGTTAACAGTGCTAATTTACGAGCGGATGACACTGTTTTGTTTAGCGATAGCGCTAAAGGTCCGTCTGCAATTACCTTGAAT